GCCTATGACGATGGTGAGTTTGTTTCTGTTGTTCAAGTGGAAAGCCTGAGTGCTGAAGAAATCCAAGCAGCCAAGGATTCTGCAATGGCACAACTAAGAGCCACACGCAATGCTTTGTTGCTTGCTTGTGATTGGACTCAGATTGCTGATTGCACCATTCCTAAGAAAGCTGAGTGGGCAACATATCGTCAAACACTAAGAGACTTTCCATCGACTGTTTCTGATGCAAGATCGACTATCACTTGGCCTCATAATCCTGATTGGGTTGAGCCTTCTGGTATTTAAACTGTACAAAATCCATAACTTACAATTGGGTAATCATGGACTCCGACGTTGATAAAAGGCTTGCCGTGCATGAAGCTATCTGTGCCGAGCGATACAGCGCCATTGCCTCATCTTTAAAAGATGGGGATAAACGCATGACCAAGATTGAATACTTGCTTTATGCGGTGATGCTTGCTGTGCTGCTTGGCCCTGGTGTGGCTGCTGAGTTTGTGAAAAAAATATTTGGGCTATGAGCGATTGGGCTGAAGCATTTGTTGCTGCAGCCGCTGTGATTTGTTTGGTAATTGCCGGCACCTATTTCATAGCATGGTGCTATCAATAATTTTTCTGGCTGTATCTATTGAATACAGATGTGTCAAGTGGGTTTGGGTTGGCGATGTGTACAACCGAAAGGTCTACTGTATTGAATGGAAAAAGGTAGATAAAAAATGATTGATCCAATGACAGCACTTGCTGGCATACAGTCAGCAATCAGCATGGTCAAGAAGGCCAGCAAAGTGGCCAATGACCTGGGCAGTCTTGCCCCAATGATTGGCAAGATGTTTGATGCCAAGTCTGTGGCCACCAAAGCCATGCTGCAAGCCAAGCAGTCTGGCAAGGGTTCCAACATGGGCACAGCCTTGCAGATCGAGATGGCGCTTGAGCAAGCCAGGGCATTTGAAGAAGAGCTGAAGATGCTTTTTATGCAGACCGGCAAGATCGATGTCTGGAACAAGATCAAAGCCAGGCAGGCCGAGATGGACTTGGCAGATGCCAAAGAACTAAGAGCCTTGAAAAAGGCAGAAAAAGAAGCAAAAGCCAAAGAGGATGAAATGAACGAGCTGGCCATGATTATTGGCGGCTGCGCATTTGTTTTGTTCTTGGTGTTTGTCGGAGTGAATGAGTTGATGGAGTTCTGTGCCACAACAAAAAGGTGCGGTCGGTGAATGAATATCAGAAGACCTTTGACCTATGCCTCAAGATATTCGTTTACGGATGTGTGGCTTTATGGTGTCTTGGGCTGCTTAAATTTTTGCCTGATGACTTGTCAGACAGGATCGTGAACCTACTTCTTGGAAAGGTTGGGCTTGGCAAATGAGATATCTGTTACTGATATTACTGCTGGCTGGCTGTGAAGACCGCTATCGATACAAATGCCAAAACCCAGATTACTTCCATGCTGAAGAGTGTCAAAAACCTAAGTGCTTATTTACGCAGCAGTGTCCCGAATACTTGGTCGCACCAATCCTGGAGAAAAAAGTCAATGATGTCCAGTCAGAAGCCAAACCTAACAACTGAAGAGTTTGAAGTCCGGATCTGGGGCTTTGTGGTCGCGGTGGTTACGCTGATCCTTTGCTTCATTGTCATTGCACTTTTGTACTCGGTGACCTTTGTGACCCAGCCGATCAAGTCTATGGCTCCCATTGACCAGGCATACACCAAGATGTTGAACGACATTGTGTTGTTGATCGTTGGTGGCATCGGTGGGGTAATGACCAAGCGTGCAGCTGGTGCAGCATCAAGAGCTCTCACGCCACCGCAGCCAACTATGCAACCAGGCTGCCAGCCGATGCAGTACGGCTCAAGCTACGCACCACCCCAGTCTGCCTATGGCCTGCCAAGCCAGCCATTTGGAGCAATGCCGGTCTGGAAAAACCCAGAGCTAGATGAGTCCTGGACACCAGGGCCACCACCCACCACCCCGCCCGAACACATGGAGCCTGATGAGGATCGTGAAGAGATCGCAGCTGCTCGCAAGGAGGTTGACTGATGCTACCTATACCCCTGCCCTGGTTGATTGTCGGAGTCCTAGTCTCACTCTTTGGAACGTACCGTGTTGGCCACCACTACGGCTGGCTAGAGCGAGATAACGACATGAAGATCGCCATTGCTAAAAAGAATGATGAGGCTCGCAAGACCGAGCAAGAGCTTGGAGTCAAGCTGCAAGACCAAGAAACCCAATTAAGAAAGGCTCAAAATGAAATCACTAAAAAGCAGTCTGCTATGCATGAGCTTGCTCGGACTGGCCGGCTGCGGCTCCCAGCCCCAAGTTGTCCACAAGCCTCCGCAGATCCCGCCCCTGCCCCAGGAAATAGCAACACCGATGCAAGCGAATCTGAGCGACAGACTATTGCAGCTCTTATCGACCTCGCAGCCGAAGGAGACAAAGCCATCACCAAGCACGCAGCCTGCGTCAGTGCCTACAACGAAGTGAGGGAGCTGATCAATGGTAAACAGTGAACAACTCAAGCGGCTAAGCATTGACCCAAGCCTTGCTGACGCATTCAATGAAACCTTTGATCGCTTTGGCCTGGTAACAGTTGAGCAGCAAGCATGCTGGATCGGACAGTGTGGCCATGAGTGCGGCAACTTCAGAATCATGGAAGAGAACCTTAACTACCGCGCACCTACCCTGCTCAAGTTATTCCCTCATACGCCAAAGCGTGCATGGGGCTTTACGCCTGAGTCGGCTGCCGAGTATGAGAAGCAGCCAAAGAAGATCGCTAACCGCATCTATGGCAATCGTATGGGTAACAGGGATGAAGCTTCTGGGGATGGGTTCCGGTTTCGCGGATCCGGATTTTTACAATTAACCGGGCATAGCAATTTCTACCACGCTGGGCAAGCGCTGGGCGTTGACTTTGTAATGGAGCCAGAGCTGGTGCGCACGCCAAAGTATGCGGCCATGACAGCTGGCTGGTTCTGGCAGACGCACAAGCTCAATCAGTATGCTGACAGCAAAGATTACAAAACCCTAACCAAGAAAATCAATGGTGGCTTTATCGGTCTTGAAGACCGCATTCACCACATTGAAAAAGCAATCAAGGTTTTGTTGAGCTAGTTACTGAGCTGCCCCAAGCGCATTGATCCGACGCTGATAGCCAGCTGTGTGCCTGACACGTTTCATGGTGTCAATGCGGCCAATCGTTTCAGCGTTGCACTCTTTAAGTTCTTTTAAGATTGTCATGCGTTCGCGTGCTGGTCGCTTGCCTGCCTTGGCAGTCTTCTCGGCTAAGTCTTCGTAAGCTTCGGCCCATTCATCAAGGGTGTCATGCACACTGTGTGGCTGCTCTTTGCCTGGCACCATTAAACTGTAGCCAATAGCAACATCAGTGACCTGGTCGCTTTCTATCTCAATCACATCAACAATGGCTTGCTCGGCCTCGACAACCTCAACAGGCTTGGCCACCAGGTCAAGTGGGTTGGCAGGCTTGTCCACCGGCACTGGCTTGGCTTCGTCAGGATAATCCTGGGCTTCCTCAACTGAGATCATGCCTTTCAGCACATCGGGGAAGGCATCACGCAGAGCAAACCCCCTGGCACGCATCTGCAGCATGCGCTTAGGGTATGCCGTCCATGGGCCACCTTTGCCCCACAGTCCAGCACGCTTGGCATCTTCGACAGAGAACCTGGTCTCAACTGGCTTGCGACCTTTGCGCTTGGCCACACACACGGCCACAGGGTTTGGTGTGCCCTCGCCCTCAAAGTACTCTTCAACGTCCTCACAGACCGGGCTGGCCTGCACCAGGGCCATCATGGCATCACCGTACACACTGGGCTTGCCATTTATCACGGCAATATTTTGTAAGCTTTGCATGGGTGCCAGGCCCATCTCATAGCCCCACTGAATGCACACCAGCACATCATTGGCTTTACCCTGGTAAGCCTTGGGCACCATGCTTGAGTTGGCCAGCATCTCGCTGAACTGCAAAGCCTCACCCATAGTGGTCGGGGCAAAGCCCCTTTGGTTAGTGGTTTGCAATTGCATCTTGTTCTTCCTTTGTAAGCTCAGCGCTGATGGTGGCAATGACTAGCTCGGCAATGGCCTCAACGGCCCTCTCTGCTAGTTCTCTGGGCATGTCTGGGGCAGCTTCGAGCATGGCCAAGACTGCCTTTTCATAGGCTTGGTGAATTGTGTTGACGTTCATGCTGTGTACTCCTTGATTGTTAGTGTCGATTGGCGAACGGTGTATGCCTCTTTGGCCGGCATGATCCGCTCAGGCGCTGCTTTAAAGTTGCGCATGGGCCAGCTGATCACATACTGGCCACAGCGGCCACGCTCAGCCTGACCGAGGGTTGACTTGATTAACATTTCTGCCGTTTCAATGCTGGCTTCGGCTGCTCTAATCGCTGCTTTGTTTTCCAGAATGCCTTTGGCAAGGTCAGTCACGTTGACAGGCAGCTCGATCTCTTCTTTGCCTGCAGCATGGGGATATATCCGATCCAGCTCTTTGCTGCTGGCCGGTGGATACCAGTCGATCTCCCCTGTCTTGGCGTATTTGTCTAGCTTGCTTTGAAACTCAAGAGTTTTTTTGATTATTTCTTTCTGAGTATCAAAATGCACAGCAAACAAAAACACCCGCAGCTCGATGCCCTGGTACAGCACGCACACAGCGCCCCATTTGTGGCCAGTGATCAGCATCTGCCCTTGCAGCTGGATAGGCCCACGCGCCAGGTGAGGGGTGTCCTCTGGCATAGCCTTGGTCAACTTGGCTTCAAGCACGCCTGGGCCGTCCAAGACGATGGAGTCTTGGCCCACTACATAGATGCCTTCTTTGGTATTGGTAACGATTGTCTGACCGTTGCCAATGCCAATACCATCTAAGCTGCAGCTGATCGGCACACTGTCGTGGCTGTAAGCCTGGTTGATCTCTGTGTCAAATTTATCCAGACCCAGCCGCGCAGCTGCTTGAGTCAAAATTACAGGCTCTAGGGTATTCCCCCATGCCATGGCTTCATTGCCTATATCTGGTCTCTCCTTACCGTCAATTGCTGATAGTGAATACTGCAGTTCATCATTGGGTGTCGAATATTTACTGAAACCCAATAATCCAGGCAGGCGGCTTGCACTCATGCTTCGGTCGTCTGTTAATTTCCCAGCCATTTTGAAATGTCCTTTTTAGTCTGCTAATGCGTAAACACGGATGACCCTGGCGTGTGCTTCCTTGTGGGATGCCTCGCAAAGACCGATTTTTTTAAATTGCTTGGTGCGGAAGACCGCGCCCAAAACACTTGGATGGACACCGTTGGGCACCTGGATGTGGGCCCGAATGTCGTTGATGGACACCTCGCCCTTGCGCATGGCAATCTGCATGGCAATGCTTCGGCACTTGCTTAAGAACTCGGCATCCCGAACCTCGAACATGTCGAGCTGGGAATTGCGGATTTGTTGGCCAGCAGTTTGTTCAAGCATGGCTCACCTCTTTGGGTGTTTTGGCACGCTTGACAGTGCTTTTGGCTTCCTCATTGGCAGCCACCTCGGCCATGGGAATCCAGCCAAAACGTCGCCAGGTCAGCTGCACATTGGTTGCAGCAGCTGTTGTGTACTCGCAACCTTCAGCGAGAGTTTTTGTGGGGTAGGTAGTTTTCTGCATGATCAGAAAACCACCAAAACAGAAAAACACAAAACCACAACTGAAGCCACAAAGCAAACGGCTACAGCTAGTTTTTCAAGGGTACTTTCAGATTGGCCGGTACACCATAGGTAGTGTTTTTCACTTTCATAAACACTATATACATCGTATGAAGTGAGATCCAGCTGGACGTAGTTTTGTGGCCAGCTGGAGTTAGAACCAACATTACACATATTCGATTGCGCTTTGATTATGTTCATTATTTAATCCTTTTTGGTTAATTACAGTATTGATTAGGGTCGGTTTGTATCAATTCCAAACCCCAATATGTCTCCTAACGCTATAGGTAGCTTTTTCTCCTTTCGTACTTTCTTGAGTTTTTGAGCCGCATCTGCAGTCTTTTTGGCTGCAGTTTTTAGAACGTGGGCCGGGTCAACATAGCGCAATTCAAACTGAGCCTGTGAGAAAAAGCCTCGGGCCAGCATTACACGCAACACTGGATCGCCTTCAACTTCATATGCAAGTTTCTGCAGCTCGCGGTTCAGTTCTGAAACAACAACAGCTGCCTTTTTAAGTTCTTCCATGCGGGTCAATCTGAAGTCAAGCCTGCAGTTAACTGGCCGGCCTGAGCGTGCCAAAAACGCGCCCAACTTACCGTCTTCTGATGGAAAAAACTGTGCCCAATTCACCAACTCTGGTGTGTTTCTATCTGCCAAAACTTCTGTTCCTTTCAACATACAAACTCTACTTTTTGACCTAAATCATAAAAAGGGTGTTCACTATAATGTGACACTGATATACAAATTTCATTACAAATATATGACCTTTTTTGATGTAAGGATTTTGTAAGTTTGACAAACGGGGTGTTCATTTGGTGATCCTGGCCATAAGGTTTTTGACCTGAGTTGGAGACCACTCGATGTTGCCGCGACGTGTCTCGACTTCCCTGCTGGCCAGTGCCTGGGCGATCTCGCGTAGGGTTTTGGCGCCAGACTTCTTGATCGCTTCCAGCACCATGGGCCGAACGCGCTCTGCGTAGGCATCGGCCTTTTGAATGATCACTTTGGTGCCGGCCACTGAGCCGAGCATAGGTGTCGGGCTGCCAAGCTTTACGCCCTTCTTCTTTAACTCGCCCAGCGCTGCTTTGGTACGCTCACCGATCTTGCGTGCTTCCCACTCTGCGAACACCATGCGCATCTGCAGCAGCTCGCGGCTGGCTTCTGGAAAATCAGCACACACAAACTTGACCTTGGTGTCGTTGAGCAGCTGCGCACCGAATGCCAGGTCGCGGGTCAGGCGGTCAAGAGTTGCCACCACCAGCGTGGCCTTCTCTTTCTTGCACAGCTTGATGGCGTTGGCCAGTGCTGGGCGCTCATTCATGCGGCCCGACTCGATCTCTGTGTACTCACCGATCAGCGACCACTTGCCACCGTTGAGATAGCCCAGGATGCGCTCGCGCTGTGCATCCAGGCCAAGACCTGACTTGCCCTGGCGATCTGTGGAGACCCGGAAGTAGGCTACGAATTTGCCGTTGTGGATAGTCACTTTAAATCCTTTGAGCGTTATCTGCTCGGTTGTGTACAGGCCCCAAATGTAGCAGATGTATATCAAATCGTACAAGATGCAAACCCTACGTTTTAGTCA